TCTGTAATCAAAGGCAAGCTACCCAAGATACCCTGACGTTGTTGTGATGCTACTGCTGATGTTGATTGGCTAACACGGTATAACTCAGGGTGACCCCAAAAGCTAGCCGCCAATTCCAAGGCTAGAGATTTACCAGTACCCGTATCAGATGAACCTAAGTGATATACGCAACCGCGGAAGCCTGAGAACTTCATAAGTATGGATGCAGGACCGACTAGCGCCATGGCTAGAATCTCCCACAACTCCTTGGCAACAAGCATCTTGAATACTTTCTGCCAATCTTCCATCGTTCCTGTTGGAGCAGTCGCTTGGTTTACGTTAGCTAAGTCAGGCGTTGGCACATAAATCTCACGCCCATCAGCATAGAAAACCTTACTGTTGTATACAAACGTCTTGTCATCTTGCCAACCGCAGCTATCAGGAATACGCACCGCCACTTTATTAGCACTCGCATACTCCACACACCCACGGACATACTCATACAAGTTCTTGTCGTTACCTGAACCAAACGCAGCGATGATGTTCTGGTTGGCTAGCGCCTTGACGGTTTCATCCTTACTTACAACTGACTTCTGTGGAATAAGAATATCAACTGTGCCCTCTGGGCGGAACGCCATCATGTGTACTAAATGGTCACCACCTTTGTTCAAAATATCCACGGCAAACAAATCATAGGGTAGAACCATGACAGACTTACTGACCATCTTACCGTCGTCATCTTTTACGTCCTTATCCATGAAAATACCACCCTTAGCGCCGTATTGGAAACCGCGTGGTGGGGTAGGTCTAACAATGGCGATTTTCTCAACGTGGTGCTCAGAGATCTGCTTCTCTACGACTAGTTCTGCTGAGTCAGTATGCGTGGCAATAACACGTCCAAGAGCTAGCGCGTTGGTGTGTTTCCCATAATGAGGACAGCCTTCGCATATTCCGGGATTTACCTCGTCCATCTTGACGCATGAATACGGACCTTTGATCTCACGTATCTTCTGATACATACGGTCGTGGTCATATGGGTGCATGTCGGTGATACGCTTGGCAGCTTCGTCACCATCTTGGCAATGCTTAGCTAGGCTGAGGATGCCTCGCCATAGGGGCTCCATGCCGTCGTCCTGTGCGTTATTGATGTAGAACTTAACTTGCTCGCACTTGGTTTCGATATTGGTGAATACGGTAACGCTATTCTCAAGGAGTTTCACAGAGTTAGCGGTTGGTGCGGCTGCAGGTTTTTCACCTGCAATATCAAGTTTTGCTACCGTAGGCTCATATGATGAGCTACCTAACTGTTCTAATAGTAGCGACGCTACTTGGTCTAGTTTAAATACAGCACCTTCAACAAGAACCTTAACTGTTCTTGGCTTTTCAAACTTATAGTTCTTGGTATCAGGTACACGCAATACACGTGCGGCATCGCCAGTCACGGCAAAGTCAATGTTGAACTTTAGTTTCTTGGCTAAGCGCTTTAGATTCTCTGCGACTGGTTTCCACGAAGCGATCTCTACGTCAGCCTCTAATGGAAAGTAAACATGCAAACCGCCGCCACTAGATACGATATAAGGCGTTCCTAGCTCAGCTAGCCTAGATTCGGACAAAAAGGTATCCAATGCTGCTCCGGCTGCCTGCTTATCAGGATAATCCTTTCCTTCGCCACAATCAATATCAATGAACAAAGAACGCATATGCGTTGCGTTATCGGCAAGACGTTTGTTATTTTCGTTAAAAGACGCTAGTGCGAAGTAAGCGTTATACCCCTTTTCGCTAAACGTCATGGCTGCGGTATATAGCTCGTCAACCGTGCTAACCCACTTATGCTCCTTCTTGGCTGTGCTTATCTCCACGGCGCAATAATTGCCCGTAGATGGTAAAACCGCCGCTAGGAAATCCTGCGACCTCATGATGCCCCCTTAAATTCTTATCCGTTTATTTTGCGCAATGCCTCTTCGGCGGTTGTGCATGTCCTTAATACACTCAGTAAATGGGTGACGCGCTCTCGATAAGCAGGGGTGACATCATTACCACTAAACCAGTTGTATACCGTTTGTCTTGTTGCGCCAGTGTAGTCAGAGATCTTCATCACAGGCAGGTCTAAATGCACCGCCCATCTGCCCAACTGGTTGCCAAGCGTCTTAGGCGCTCGTGCAATTGTTTCTTTCATCTTGTCTGAATAAGGCATATTGTTTCCGTTTGTTTGGGTGGGGTACTAGCTATAGCTAATCTTTAATACGGGCTATTTAACGTCGCCGCGCCGACGGTTGAGCGTTCCCCCAATACTACTTAATCGTCTGTATCCCATTGACCAACTAAGTCAGTCAAGTTTGCTTTCTTCTCAGGTACAGCATTTGCCTTAGTAGGCGCCTTGCGTTTCTCAGGCTCATCAACTTCAGCCGCTTCAGATTCTACAGGCGCTGCCTTGGCTACAGGTTTTGTACCCTCAAGCTGCAATGGCTTCTCTTTCTTAACACCATCAGTTTGAGCGACAGTCATTGTAACCGCACGCTTAGCTTCCTCTGTTTGACCTTTCTCAAGAGCAACAGGATATTCGTCTTCAGACAAGTAACGAACTGGTTGGAAGAACAACTTAGGTACCGCAGCCTTAGTATCAAAACGCAAGCGTGTAACTAGCATCTCAGGACTAATACTTTGTGCAGCTAAGTAACGGGCATACGCTTGTAGCGGACGCTTATCACCTTCTTCTTTACCGAAGATAGATGTAGCAGCTAGGTTCAACTGCATAACATCACCATGCACATCATTGGCTAACACTACTGCAAGACGTTGTGAGAAACGGCAAGCACGAGAGTCTCCCTGACCTGAGCCCTTAGCGTTTTGTGGGCAGGACGCGCAGTTAGAGCATTGTGGCTCTTCCACGCTAGCATCAGGCTTTTCGCCGTCAGCAGACCAACAATTAGGCGCTGATGCTGAACCTTCTTCGTACGTACCTGAGTAATATGTGCGGCTAATTTTGGGGGCAGCCTGCACAATGATTACGTCTAGGTGACGGTCGTCGATTGCAGCAACTTCTTTACCACCTGCGATTAAACGGAAAACACCGCCTTTGGTAGAGATGCGCTTCATTGTTGATGTTGAACCGCCTGCAAGGCTACGAGCCAAGTCGGACAGTTCGCCTTTGCGAGCAAAGGCAGGGAGTTGGGTTGGGTTAAATACGGCTAATTCGCTCATAGTTATATCTCACTTGGTTGGTTTGCGTACTGTTACGGTATATTCACTTAAAGAGTTGAGCCCCGCCGGTACGCTTCCGGGGTTCTCCTCCAAAAACAAAGCCATGTTCTTCTGCGCAATGCGCTTCTCAAACAAGTCTAAGGCGTCGTGCTCTACGACAAACTGCTTGAATGAATCCCAGTCGTCTGTGTAGTAGCGCGTCTTCTGTGAAAGGCTTATCGTGCCACCCTCGGTGCGGACAGAACCCACACCAAGTGCAAGCATTTGGTCTTTCATAGCATTCTTGATTTCTTCTTGCTGAGCCTTAAGCCCTTCAAGCTCTGTCTCATATTCTTGAGTGAGCTCTTGAACTTTAGAGGATATCTTCCGATATACCTTGGCTAGCTTATCTAGCGGTATCGTTTCGTTTGTCATTACTTCTCCTTATGTCAAATACTTTACAACAGCAAAGATGCAAAATCAACCCTAACTAGGGTTTTCACTATTTGCCGAGCTCTTCCTTATAGAGACTTAGCAATAGGTCATGACCCTCAACCCTCTTTTCAAGTTGAGAGAACATACGTTTTTCTATCTCACTACCCTGTAAGTGTATCACAGTTACATTGGTTGAATCCTGACCAATTCGATCAGCGCGCGCAATGCATTGTAGGTAGGTCTCGACAGACATAACGGGTCCGTAGAACACCACAGTATCAGCCGCAGTAAGTGTTACCCCGTGAGAGGCGGCTTGTGGTTGAACTACTAATACTCGTGGATTCTGCTCTGTCTGAAAGCGCTTGAATATATCGGTGCGCTTGTTAACAGAAACATCACCATGAATTACTTCAGCCGCCACACCATGCTTGAGTAGGTGCGCAGTTATCGTGTCGATGCTATGCCTGAACGGCGCAAACACAATCACCTTGCGGCTTGTTTCCTCTAATACTTCTAGTAGTACGTTCAAGCGTGGTGCACAATCAAACTCTACTACTTCTAGTCCATCGGTGTATGCAGCCCCCGCAGAAATCTGCAGTAACTTACTAACACCAGCGGCTGCGTTTACGGCAGTAATAGTTTCGCCTGCTGCGCTAATCAACATCTTCTCCTTGAGCAACATGTAGTATTTCTTCTGTTGCGGAGTCAGCGGTATCTCACGAGTCTCG